TACCGGCTACCCGCCGACGTCCGTAGGCACTCCTCGCCGATGGTTGCTCGTACGGCGTTGCTTGGTAGTTCCCTGGCCAGCCACTCGTTGCCCGTGGCCGTCTGGCACACCATTGCCCACTGCTCCTTGGCATAGGCCAGCGTGGCGTTGAGACCTAGCACCATCGGGACCTGGTCGACGAACATCCAGTACAGGGTGAGTACCCGTGCCAGGTGCGACTTGCCTTGCTGCCTGGCCACCAGCACCAGCACGGTCCGGAATCGTGGCCGGTCATCGGGCAGCATCTCGCCGAGGTGGACTACGAGCCACTCTTGCCATGGGTCGAGTGGCATACCCAGTGTGTCTCGGGCGAAGTCGATCACGTCGAACCCGTAGCTGGTCTTCGGGGTCAACTCGACCAGAGGGGGAGTCCAGATCCGGGGAGTGGCGCTACCCCTTATCTCTGCCCGCTCGGCGGGCCCGCAGTTCGTCAAGAGGTGATTGAGACTTCCGCTGGTCATCGTTCACCCCCTTCACGAGAGCAGCGCGGGCCCGGGGAGTCATCAGGAGCGCTTCCAGCGTGGCCAGTAGCAGCGGCCCCAGTTTGGCCACCGTCTCAGGATCGGCGTCGATCGCTCGGCCATAGGCCATTGCCAGCTCTGCCGCCGGCACGTCCTTATCGTCGATCTCCATGCCCTGGAAAGCGACACCCAGATCTGAGGTGAGAGGCACCAGGCCATTCTAGTGCCCTATGGGTATACCCTCTCACTATGAGATGGCCGTGGGATCGTGCCCAGAAGCGCGGGCTGGTCAGCGTCAGTGACCCTCTGCTGGCCACGTACTTCGGTGTGGGCACAGAGAACTACTCCGGGGTCGAAGTCGGGGAAGGCTCCGCGCTCGGGTTGTCCGCCGTCTGGCGTGCCGTGTCCCTGGTCTCCGGAACACTGGCCAGCCTGCCGCTTAACACGTTGGCCGAGCCGACCCCCGGGATCAAGCAACGGGTGGATAGCTTCCTGGACAACCCCGGGAAGGTATGCGGGATGACCCCGTTCGAGTGGAAGGAGACGGTGTTCGTTCACCAGCTCCTACACGGGAACGCGTATCTCGTGCACGTCCGAGGCGGGGTCGGGCAGCTCCTGGGCCTGGTACCGGTCCACCCGATGTGTGTCTCCGCAGAGCTGGCTACACGCTGGCCGGACGGTAGCCCCGTGGTCGGGGGAAAGCTGTTTCACGTCTCGATGCTTGATGGAACGATCGTCGACCACGACGCTTCTACGCTCCTGCACGCTCCTGGCCTCAGCACCGATGGCTTCCTTGGGCTTTCCGTCATCTCGTGCGCCCGTCAGAGCATCGGTACCGGCATTGCCGGGGACCGTGCGGCGGCCAAGATGTTCGGGGAAGGCTCCCTGATTTCCGGGCTGGTCTCCGCCGACGGCGACGACGTGGAACCTGAGGACGTCGAAGAGATCCGCAAGAGCATCGAGCGGCGGACATCCGGTTGGGAGAACGCGGCCCAGGTCCGGTTCATCAACCGCAAGCTGAAATTCACTCCCTGGTCGATTAGCCCAGAGGACATGCAGTTCCTGGAGTCCCGACAGTTCCAGATCGAGGAAATCGCCCGGTGGTTCGGTGTCCCCCCGCACCTGCTCATGCAGACCGACAAGCAAACCAGCTGGGGCACCGGGGTAGCGGAATCCAACCGGGGGATGGGCCGGACGGTGCTTGCCCCCTGGGCTACGCGCCTGGAACAACGCCTCTCGACCCTGCTCCGGGGCGACCGGAGCGTGGCGTTTGACTTCGCAGCCTTGGAACGGCCGTCGCCCGAGATTGAAATCGGGTTGCTGCTGCAGCAGATCGCCGGTGGACTGATAACGATCAACGAGGCGCGTGCCATCCGGAACCTGCCACCGATCCCGGGAGGCGATGTGCTCCGTATCGCGGGCGTTCCCCTGGCCATCACGGCACAACCGGACATAACGGATGGAGGCGCGGGAGCATGACTTCTGAATTACGTAACTTGAAACCATTACGGCGTTTCGAAAACTCGAATCTCGTCCGAGTGTGTTGCCGCAGCAAACCAGCACTATCCGGCAACAAGTTGGGTGGCTACGCGGCTGTGTTCGGACAGGTCGCCGACCTGGGATGGCGTGGCCAGGAGATCATGGCTGAGGGATCCCTCGATCGCGCGCTCAAGACCTCGGACGTACGTGCCCTCTACAACCACGACTCGATGTACGTCCTAGGCAGGCAGTCCGCTAAGACCCTCAGACTGTCGACCGATAGCTCTGGACTGGAGTACGAGGTTGACCTACCGAATACCTCATACGCCCGGGACCTGCGAGAACTAGTCGAGCGCGGCGACATCTCCGGCGCGTCGTTCGCGTTCGTACCGGACCTGTTCGACTACGACCACGATAGTGGAACGATCACCCACACCGACGTTTCGCAGCTGATCGACGTCAGCCCAGTGACCTTCCCGGCATACACCGGGGCGACAACTGAGGTTCGGTCCGCCCAACATCCGGCTAGCCACCGCCGTAGCCAAATCATTCGGGCACGTGCCCAGGTTTATCTGAGAGGCAAGTGAAACCATGACCATTGAAGAGATCCTGGCCGCGCTCCAGGCCATCATCGACCAGGCGGTGGCACCCGACACCGGGGAGCCACGCGATCTGAGCGAGGATGAGGCGGCGCGGTACGAGGCCCTGGAAGCCCAGCTCGCCGTTGCCCGTCGCAGCATGGAGATCCGGGCACGGCAGAACGCCTACACCATGCCCGTCTCCGGCATCGGAGTCGTCGCCGCCACCCGACCGGACGACGGACTAGAACGCGCGTTCGACGCGTACCTGCGCACCGGACAGAGCAACCAGGACATCGTGCAGCTCCGCGCCCAGGGCGAGGGACTCTCCACCGCCGGCGGATACCTGGTCCCCGCCGGATTCCGGCAGAAAATCGTCGAAAGAATGGTCGCTTTTGGCGGCTTCGCCAACGAGGCCGAGGACTTTTCCACCAGCGACGGGCGTCCCCTGGAGTACCCGACCTTCGACGACACCGCCAACTCGGGCACCATCACCGCGGAATCCGGGGCCTTCACCGGCGGCGCGGATCTGACGTTCGGGAAGGTGGACCTGGGTGCGTACAAGTACACCTCGTCCGGTGCCAGCGACTCGCCGATCCGAGTATCCGTGGAGCTGCTTCAGGACAGCGCCTTTGACTTCCGGGGTCTGATCACCCGAGCGATGGGCACTCGGATCGCGCGGAAGCAGGCTCCGGACTTCGTGACTGGTACCGGTGTTGGGCAGCCTCAGGGAATCCTCTGCTCGACCCTCACCGCAGACAGGGAGCTGGACACCCCAGACACCCCGGACTATGAGGACCTGGTCGAATTCCAGGACCTGTTGGACGAATCGTATGAGCCGAACGCCAAGTGGCTCATGCGCAAGCAAACCTGGAGTCAGCTCCGGCTGATCGTGGACACCATCGGCCGGCCGATTCTCCAGACCCTCACGGATGGGATCGGTGGGAAGCCAGAGCGGCGTCTGCTCGGCGCGCCGGTGATCCTCGACCAGGCGGTGCCGGTTCTCTCCAGCGCCGGGGACACCCTGTGCATGGCCTACGGCGATTTCCGGGAGTCCTACGTGATCCGCCGGGTCTCCAACCTGGTGGTCATGGTCGACCCGTACTCCCGGGCCAACTACGGCGAAGTGCAATACACCGCGTGGCTGCGGGCGGACGCGAAGATCCAGAACCGCAACTCCTACGTGATCCTGAAGAACAACACCTGATCGGGAGAAACCATGAGCAGCACCATCCGTTGGGACCTGGCTGATGCGCGTGTGGTGGCGTCATCCAAGGTCACTATCAGCACCGCGACGACAACCACATTTGACTTCGGCACCCCGGACGACATCAACTTGGCGGGCCTGTCCACCTACCACCCCGGAGACAGGATCCTGGTGGTGTTGACGGCGAGCACCGCCGGCACCACTGACAGCATCACCTGGGTGATCCAGGACGCCGACGACTCCAGCGGTTCCATCGGTACCCCTGCCACCGCTGTGACCGCGGTTGTCGCGGGTGCTCTGGCGGCAGGAACTGGGGACGACTATTCGGTGTTCGCGGTAAAGATCCAGCCCGCCCGGCCGTGGCTCCGCGTCAAGGTGACCAGCGGAGGTGCCACCGATACCTTCGTGACCCACTGCACCGTGCTGGCAGTAAGCGGCGCGTGATGGCTGAGAGCGAGCGTCTGGCCCGGATCGAGGAAGGAATCCTGGGCATAAAAGAGGACGTGGGCGAGGTCAAAGCTGCCGTAACCACGCTCGATGGGCGCATCAAGACCCTGGAGCGGGGGTTCTACCTGATCGCTGGAGTGGCTGTGGCCGCCGGTGGCGGGGGAGCACTGCTCTCACAGATCATGGGAGGCCAGTAGCCATGGCCTGGGCACCGGACTACTGCACAGCCTCTGAACTCAAGGCGTACCTGCGCATAACGGACACGATTGACGATGTGCAGATTGGTATCGCCATAACTGCGGCGAGCCGCGCTCTGGACAAGGCTACCGGCAGGCAGTTCGGGCAGCTCGCCACTGCGGAGCAGTGGCAGTACACGGCTTTTTACGACCGTAGGTTGTCCAGGTGGATAGTTCCCGTGGATGATTTCGACACTCTGACTGGGCTGGTGGTGTCGATTTCTGGGGCAACGGTGACTGACTACCAGGCTGGCCCACGGCAAGCGGTGGCCAAGGGCCGGGTATGGACGCACTTGGCCCTTGGCTCCGCCGTAATGGCCAATACTGACGATGGTGGGATCCTGGTAACCGCCAAGTGGGGATGGTCCACCGTTCCTACCGCGGTCAAGCAGGCGTGCCTGCTCCAGACGAGTCGATTCCTGGCCCGGCGGGATAGCCCGTACGGCGTGGCCGGCAGCCCGGCGGAAGGTAGCGAGCTGCGCCTACTCGCCACCGTCGATCCGGACGTGCGGGTATCACTTGGGCACTACGTCAGGGCCTGGGGGATAGCGTGAACCTGGCCAGCGTTATGGATGCGATCTCAGCTCGGCTCGACACCATTGCTGGGCTACGGTGCTTTGCCTATCCGCCGGGATCGGTGGTTCCGCCGGCAGCGGTAGTGGGTTATCCAACTACCTACGGCTATGACGAGACCTATGGCCGTGGTGTGGACCGCATGAGCTTGCCGGTAGTGCTGGTCATCGGCAAGGTAAGCGATCGGTCCGTCCGTGACCAAATGGCCGCGTACGTGTCAGGATCCGGCACGGGGTCGGTAAAGACCGTGATTGAAGGAGGTACCTATACCGCCTTCGACGTGGTCAGAGTCACTGGAGTAGAGCTGGATACCTACACGATCGGCGCCACCGATTACCTGGCCGCCATATTCGATCTTGACATTCTTGGGAAAGGTGCATGATGGCACTGATTCACAGCAAAAACACCATCATCAAACTTGGATCGGTGGACTTGTCCACCTACGTCAAGTCTTCGGAGTTCGCCCGTAAGGCGGATGTGCACGACGTGACCACCTACGGCAAGGCTGACCACGTTTATTCCGGTGGCCTTGGTGATGGAACGTTCAAAATGGACGGTGTTTACGACTCCACCGCCACCACCGGTCCCAGGGCGGCAATCGAACCGCTCATCGGAACCGAGGTAGTGCTCACCAGGCAGCCCGAGGGAACAGGATCCGGAAAGGCCCAGGACGTGGTTGACATCATCGTCACCGGGTACACGGAGTCCTCACCGGTGGCGGACTATGTCACCTGGAGTATGGACGCCCAGCTGTCGGACGCTGTCAACTCAACTGCTCAGAGCGTGTGACATGGAAAAATCCGCCCTGCTACTGATTTGCCATCCCGAGGACCGCATCGAAGTCCCAGTGTTGGATCAGGATGGAAACCTGACCACCGATTGGCTCCGGGTACGGGGCCTCACCCGCGGCGAGTGGCTCACAGTCGGGAAGATCACTGGAGACGAACCGGACGTGGCCGCAGTACGGCGGGGGGAAGCCTTCGCGGTCAGCGTGGGTCTGCTCGAACCCAAGCTCACCTTGGAAGAAGCAAGCGAATGGCTGGAGCGCGCACCTGGCAGCATCACATCGAACGTGGTGAACCGCATCATGGAACTTACCGGTGCCCGTGGGGGTTCTGCGAAGCAGGCGTACAAAAGCATTCGAGGCTGATACGGGTCTCGAATTCGATTTCTTCCTGGCCGAGCAACTTCACATGACGGTTGGAGAGCTATGGGCCACAATGACCGGAGATGAATGGATTCGCTGGCAGGTGTACTACGGGCGTAAGGCCCAGCGTAAGCAGATGGAGGCAAGCCGTGCGGCCTACGATCGCCGTTGAGGGGCTTCGGGAGTTCACCCGGAGTCTCCAGCGCCTGGACGATAGCCTACCAAAAATGGTCCGGCTAGCCATGAACGCTGCCGCTGGAGTGGTAGTGGCATATGGGCAGGCCAGGATGCCAAGGCGCACCGGCCGCGCGGCCTCCACCATCAAAGCCAAGTCTTCTCGAACTCTTGTTCGAGTCGGCGAGGGATCCAAACGCGCTCCATACGTGCCATGGCTTGACTTCGGTGGTCGGGTCGGTCCGGCAAAATCCGTGCAGCGCCCATTTTTCAAGGATGGCCGGTTCCTTTACCCTGCACTCAAAGATGAGCACGCAGCGATCTCAAAGGCGCTGGAGGATGCTCTCGCCGACGTGGCCAGTCAGGCCGGACTGGAGATCAGGTAATGGCCGGCAACCAAACCACGTTGACATTTGGCGGTGACGCCCAGGCCCTACTTAAGGCATCCAAGTCGGCCCAGGGTGGCGTGAAGGATGTCGAGGGCAGCGTCGCCCAGGCCGCCAAGGGCATGGACGCCGCCGGCGGCGAGGCGAAGGGCCTCGAAGGTCGGCTCTCCAACCTGGGAAACGCGACCAGCGGATTTTCCGACGCGATCAGCACAGCCGGCGACAGCCTGCAGACGTTCGTAGACTTCTCCAGGCGCGCTGCCGAGCGACAACAGGCACTCGCCCGGGCGGACCAGGCGGTCAAGCAGGCAACCGTGGATGCCAAGCAGGCCACCCAGGACTACAAGCAGGCCCAGATCAGCTTCAACCAGAGCGTGGTTGACGGCAAGCAAGCTGTGCGGGACTACGGCCAAGCGTTAACGGATGCTAAACAAGGGCATATCGATATCGAGAGCGCGCAGCTCGCCCAGGAGCAGGCGGCAATCTCAGTAGAGGAAGCACAGACCGCTCTGTCCGACACCATCAAAGAATATGGTGCTGGGAGCAAGGAAGCGCGCAAAGCACAGTTGGATCTCAAGGCCGCGCAGCTGGAGGGGAAGCAGGCCGCTACCGATCTGGAGAACGCCACCGGCGCGGTCGAGCAGGCCGGCATAGACGCCGAAAACGCTCAAGTGGCGCAGACCCAGGCCACCGCGGACGGCGAGCAGGCCGGAATCGACATGACCCAGGCCACAATCAACCAAACAAACGCTGCCCTCGACCTCCGGGACGCGCTGAAAGAGGCCCACCCGACCGGTTGGGACAAGGCCGCCGAGGAAATGAGCGCCTGGGCCGGGGTCATCAACTCCGCCGTAGGAATCGTGGGCCTGTTAGCCGGCGCCTATGCCCTACTCACCGCAGAAACCATCAAGAGCACCGCGTCAAAGATCGCCGACACCGTGGCGACCGGTGCCCACACGGTGGCCGCGGGCATCGCCACCGCCGCTCAGTGGGCCTGGAACGCAGCCATAGCCTTCGCCACGTCACCCATCACCCTGGTCGTAGCCGGCATAGCGCTACTGGTGGGTGCGATAGTGCTGATCGCCACGAAAACCACCTGGTTTCAGACCGCGTGGAAAGCCAGCTGGTCCGCCATCACCTCTACGGCTAGCGGTGCGTGGTCATGGATCCAGAGCGCCGCCAGTAACACACTCGGATTTCTGACAGGGATTCCAGGTAGGATCTCCGCGGCGTTTTCCAGTGTCGGAAACGCGATCTCATCACCGTTCACCGCGGCATTTCGGGCAGTGGCCCGAGCCTGGAACGGCACGGTAGGCAGGCTCAGCTGGAG